AAGCCGGTCACTGGCCATGTGAACCTTTCTTTGGCGAATGTTAATCAATCATTCGCCTCTGGTGCTTACGGTGTAATGACCGGCAAGATCGCCACTGTCGTGCCGAACGCACCTGCCTCACCCATCACCAACACCGCAGTCGCCTACGACGCTGTAGCGACAGGGACAGGTAACCCCACAGGAGGCTCTGCAAGCGCCTCTGTGGAGGCTTACACGGCCACGACCAACGTAGGGGCCTTCACCCAAGCGGACGGCGCTGAGATCGCCACACAGGCCGTCGCGTACGACGCGACCGTCCAGACCATCACCGGTCCCGTGGCGCCGTTCGCTGAACCGATCTTCATCAATGCGGAAGCATTCGATGCGGACGTGCTGGCTTCAGGCTTTGAAGCCTACTTCATTACCCCGACTCGGAGAGAGTCGCCAATGATTAGGCACGGCTTGTGGAGCCGAATGCATATTGATGTAGGAGTAACCATTCTCAAGAAGGATGGCTTTTACACGCAACACATTGACCCCAGTCCAGAGGAAATAACTGCTGCCGACGAAGTCTATTTCGGTGGTCACGTTTATCCTATCAGTCTGTCAGAAGCGCTTGACTTGCAAGCGGCTGGTTATGATCACTGGGTCGTCAACGACCCGGAAGCCCATATCGAAGAGATTGACCTGGGAATCTAAACCATGACAATGTATACACAGTTAGCAGCCGTCGCTCGGCGGACTGGTTACCCAGTCACCGAGGTTCCGGGTTGGAAGACCCGGACTCGCCCGCAGGCCATGAAGGACATCCGGACCATCACCTGTCACCACACCGCCAATGGCGGCGCCAAGGGTGACTACCCCAGCTACAACACCGTGCTGAACGGTCGGGGCTCTGCACTGCCTGGGCCTCTGGCCCAGTATGGCATCGGCGTCTCGGGAAGAATCTACGTCTTCGCTGCTGGCTCTGCCAACCACGCAGGCGAGAGCCTGAAGGAAGACTACGAGAAGGTCCACGCTATCGGCATTGAAGCCGAAGCGGTTGGCGTACCAGGAGCCAAGGGCGACTGGCCCGAGAAGCAGATGGACTCCTACGCCAAGCTCTGTCACGAACTCCGCATGGAGTTCGGTCTGGGCGTCGAGGACGTCCGTGGGCACAAGGAAACCTGCAAGCCAAAGGGTCGGAAGTCTGACCCGAGTTTCTCGATGGACACGTTCCGCGCAAGAGTCCGCAAGGTTGGAACCGAAGCCACCGACCAGAACAAAGAGGATGACGATATGCCACTGACCCCCAAGGACGTCGAGACGATCTGGACCTCCAAGGTCGTGAAGCTCACCAAGACTGATGCTGCGGTCTGGAACCGCACCAGCGGTGACAAGACCTACAAGGAAGGCGACAAGGTTTCTGTGTCGGACATGGTGCGCTACGGCACCCTGGACCGGAAGAACGAGACCAGGCTCGTCACCCTTGAGAACCAGTTCAAGCAGTTGCTGGAACTGTTGACCAAGCCCGGAAGTGAGTAAGCCAACTAATGGAGTGGGTTCCCTGGGACACGTTGAAAGACATCGGTCCCTGGGGGCTCGTGACGTTTTTCTTCATCCTCGTCTTTACCGGATATCTAGTGCCAGCACGGGAAGTCAAGTACTGGCGCAAGGCTTTCTTCACCGAACAGCAAATGCGTCAGGACATGGAAGTGACTGGTCAGTTGCAGCGCTCTATCCTGAAGTCAGTGCCGGTCCTCCCGGAGGATTCGTCATGAGCGGGTTCGTCGATTGGCTTGCTCGCCCTTGGCGAAATCTCCAGGAAGCTCGATTGGAGCTTGAGAAATCCGAACAGGATCAAGAAAGAGTCAAGCTCCTCGCTGAAGACCTTCGACGCATTCAGCACGAAAACCATATTACGGCTCGCGTCCACGCGGCCTTTAGGGGAGATGGACCGTGAGTAAGTTCACCGACATTGGCAACCTCTTTCTAATATTATCCGCTATCCCTGCTGTGATCTCGGTCATAGTATTCGCCAGGGTGTCGTGGTGGAGGAGCCGATGGGGACGACACCTGATGTCGTACATGTTCGTCATGGCAGAGCTTCTGATCCTTGGGATCATCCGCCTGTTCTTTGGCGAGTACTGGTGGTTCGATATCCTTCGAGCCATCGCGTACGTTCAGTTCGTGATCGTTTTGTGGTGGCGAATGTTTTATGTTATCCAAGCGGCGAGCGAAGGCTCGCCTGACGAATCGCTAAAGGAAAATCGTGAACACTAGTTTCGGCGCTAAGCTCCTGGAGAACGTTGTTGTCTCCTACCTCTACGCTGTCGTCCTGGTCCTGAGCGCCGAGGGCGCTGACGTTCTTGACGTCAAGTTCCTTCAGGGTGCTGCGCTTGCCGGTATCCCGGCTGCGCTTGCAGTGATCAAGGGCTTCCTGGCCAAGCAGGTCGGCGACCCGGAGAGCCCGGCATTCACCGAATGATCTCCCCGGAACGCCCCCGAAAAGGGGGCGTTCCCTACTCTTGAAGGGTAACAATGGCAGCCCCGGTAGTCACTTTAGACAAGTCGGCGTATAATCCTGGCGAGACGATCAACATCACCGTCGTTTACTCGCCGCGTTCTTGCACCATCACAGGTACTGACCAGGACGGACTGACTGGCACCGCGTCATTCGTCATTGGTGGAGTTACCGTTACCGCCTCTCCCAGCAAGACTATCACCAAGGTGAGCGAAACTGGTACGACTACGCGGACGGCAACGTACACCGCAGTAGCATGACAACGATTGTCTTCACCGCTACCGATCAGAACGGTCTGGTCGGGACTGCGACATGTGAAGTCAACTCCGCTTTCGTCTCGGGGGAGACGAAGCCTACGGCTGACAATACAGGACTCAACGTCCTGGGTCTGGGCTGGTCTGATCTGACCGTAATTGATGGCGACCTGAACATCACCAACGCGTTGGCTGACGCCAACAACAACGTGTTCGACAAGTACTTGGTGAATGGTCACGTCTACTTCACGGCCAACAGGCCCGTGACTCTGAAGAACTCCGTGGTGCGTGGGCGTACATTCCCCACTCCTGGCAGTCCGCCAAGGAGTGCCATTGTTTACGCTCGCTCTACCGCTACTCCCTCTACCGCGCTCTTGCATTTGATTGCCTGCGAGATCTATCCGATCCAGCCTGACGTCAATATCGTCTGCGTCTCTGGCGAGAAGGTCGGCGTAGTCGACCGATGCAATATCCACGGTGGGTCCGACCTCATCAACTACTGGGGCTCAAGAGTCCAGGTTTACAATTCTTACCTGCACGCTTTCAGCTTCTGGGCTGATGACCCGAAGCACACCAATGACGGCCAGTTCCCTGGTTGGTCTCACAATGACCTCATTCAGTCCAATGGTTGCGTCGATGGCATTGTCTTCGGTTGCAACATGGACGTGCGCGCCAACCCCAATTACGGGGGTTACGACGAGCTTGTCGCTGGTGGCTTTGCTGGTGGGGTCTGGGGCTCAGGCATCATGCTCAGTGGCAGCGCGGGCTACTTCGTGAACTTCAAGATCCAGAACAACTGGTTCGGCTACGGACGCAACCCTGTGATGATGCCACTGCAATCCGGTGGCGCATTCGAGAACTTTGGTTGTTCGTGGGAAGTTTCCGGGAACCGCTTCTACGCGCTTCCGAGAGCGTACTCAACAAACTCCAGGCATTTCATTGCCTGGGGTTTGCAGAAGGGGCCGGTTGCCGCCAGCGTCTTCAACAACAGTCTTACCACTGACTCTACTGTTCCTTCCACCTTCAGGGATACGCTGCTTCCCTCGGCTATCACCCAAGGCTCCGGATTGACGGGTCAGCTCATCGTCAAGATCAATGCATAACAACTGGAGTCCATGTGTGTAGGTCAGCGTGTCCGACACAAGACCATGCTACCTATGGTGAGTGTTGCAGGAACTCTGGTGTACGTGTTGCGTACACCAACTCAGCCAACGGCTGGGACGCCTCAAAGCAAAAGCGTTGGGACGGAGAACTGGAACGCTTCCGCAATATGGAAGCGCAGGGCATCAACCCTATCGGCACGACCCACGCAGAAATGGACCGGAGTGAGCGTGTCGTTGACATGGTTACTCGGATGCCTCAGGAGTAATAATGCCGTACCCATCAGTTGATACATTCTCAAGCCTCATTGATGAGGTAATCACTTCTCTTCAGGGGTTCGGGACGGCCAACGATCAGGTCGTTACTCTGATGGGTGCCGTGTCTGACACAGACCTCTCGTTCTCTGTCGACGACACGGACAGCGTGTCGCGCGGCCTGGCTGAAGTGGATGACGAAATCATCTACATCGCCAGTGCCGAAGACGGCACTGTCTACGTACCCGCCTGGGGTCGAGGGTTCAAGGGAACCGTTGCGAGCTCTCACGACCTCGGTGCGGCTGTCTGGATCTCCCCGTCGTGGCCACGGGCTACCGTGGCACGCGAAGTGAACAACACCATCAAGTCCCTGTACCCTTCGTTGTTCGCTGTTGGTACTGACGAGATCACCTCGACTTCTAACAGCTATTCCTACGAACTGCCGTCAGAGGTTGAGCGCATTCTCAGGGTGGAATGGCGCTACACATTCCCGGATTCTTGGCAGACCGTCAAGTCCTGGGAAATGACCCACTCCAGCAACACCACCGACTTCCCCTCAGGGAAGGCGTTGCTTGTTGGTGACCTTGTGCCCGCTAGTGCCAAGCTGCATGTGACTTACGCGAAGCTGCCTGTCGCCCTGCCGACAAGCGCCAGTCTCTTCACGGAGTCTGGTCTCCCTGCCTCGGCCCGTGATGTGGTCGTGCTGGGCACAGCAGCCCGCCTGGTGCCCTGGCAGGACGTCGCCAGGCTCCCTGTCGAGACCGTCCCTTCGGACGCTCTGGACACAGGCCAGAGGGTCGGCCTTGCCACTCAGGTGGCAGGCTCTCTGCGCCAGCAATACCAGCTTCGGCTGGACCAAGAACGTAGAGCGCTCCTGGAGCGCTACCCCACGAGAACTCATAAGGTGCGCTGATGAGCCTTCGCAATTATAGCTCTGTTGCTAGGGCAACAACGCTGACGTCCGGCGTCTCGGGTGGCGCTACCGCTCTCGCGGTAACGGAGACCACTGGTTTCCCAACTCCTCCTTACACCCTGGTCCTTGACCCCGGTCGAACTGGCGAGGAGGCTGTTCTGGTTACCGGTGCAATCGGCCTGAACCTTACCTGCCTTCGCGGCCAGGACGGTACGGCTGCACAGCCTCACG